CATATTGCGGAAGTAAACGCGCAGTTGGTCGTACCTCTCGCAGTTGTCGATGGTGTAGGTGTATGCCTTTGTGCGGCTGAATGCGGATGTGATACCACCTGCGACGTTGGCTGTCATCTGCACGCTGATTTGACCTCCCTGCGTCGGGAAGTTGACTGAACCTGCATTGCCATCACTGCACTGCGCACTGGTTAAGTTGTACAATCCTCTCGGGCCTGCGTTAATCAAAGGCGCAAGTCCGCTTACCGTTCCTGTCACCAAGAAAGGCGACCGCGTTGCCCCGCTGTTGTAGGTCACGCGAAGTGCCACCCCTGTCACCGCCGTGTCCACAACCATCGACAGGAAGTCATTGCTTCCGCTGGTCAGCGTCTGCGTTGCTGGCCTGTTGCTCACCACCTTCAATGCCACAGCGTCACCGCTCACCGTTGCCGCATAGTAAGTCGTTGGCGCGGCAATGGCTGTGTTGTAGTCCTGTTGCCTGAACGCCGCCTGCCACGCGATGACTGAACCTGTTGTTGTTCCTGTCGCAACCGTTGGCGGTGAGCCGTACTCCTCGCGGAACGTCAGATTTGCCTTCACCGCATATCCTCCCGACTGCCATCCGCTGGTTGTCTGCGGAACTGCGGGTAATATCAGCGTTTCAACAACCTTGCTAACTCCAAAGAATCCGAAGCTCGTGGTTGGCAGTTTGTCGCACTTCAATCGTGCGCTTGCCGTGCTTCCACTCACATCGCAGATGTAGCGAAAGTTTGCCGATGCGGTTAGGTCACTGCTGACCACCACTACGTCAGAATTGCCGACAGGAAGTAAGGCGGGAAGGGAAGATACAATCGTTATGCTCATCGTCTGGTTGCTGTTTGTTTGCCAAATTCGGAAAGTAGGCGCAGGCTAATCTTTTGCCCTGTGATGTCGGCAATGGTCACGGTTAATTCGTTTACCCGCTTGTCGGTCATCGTATCCGTGTAGAATGGTCGTGGCTCAATGCCTCGCCTCTTGATGGCGCGCGCTATGTTGTACGCGGCCTCGTCAATCTCCTCCTTCGGGATGCCCAACGCCTTGTCAATCGCCCACTTGCGGATTGCCGCCACGTGTCGCTTGCTGGGCCTGATGTAGCGGAAACTGAACGGCCTGCCGCGCTTGTTCTGCACGCCATCAACGCCGTAGTTCACATAGGCCCAATACTCCGCACCTTCAAGGTCAATCTTCAACGCCTGCCCATCAAGTCGGAAGTCGGAAGCGCGGAACGACTGGCGAAGGTTTAGCGTGGCGGTAGCATCGTACCTATCCACTGCTTTATTCATCGCATCAATCGCGTCATTAAGCCACCGTAGTACTGCGCTCTTTACATCCTTGCTATCGGTCAGGCTTACGCTTTCGGTAACGTCCGAACCCTTGCTGGAAAGCTGGCTGGTTAGGTTTACATCGAACTTCATCAGCTATAAATACCACTGCCCGCAAATGTGTGCTATTGCAGGTCTTTCGCCAATCGAACGTAATTCATAAACTGCCGAGCGGGCATCGCAAACACCGCATCCATCTTCAAAGGGTCGCGCTTGGCAATCAGCACGTACGCAACGCCAAGCCATCCATAGTCGGGTTTGGCTATTCCTTGGCCGCTGTCTTCTTCTTGCTCGCCTCCACGAAATAGGTCTGCATAATCTTCAACAAAGGTTCGGAATGACGCAAAAAAAAACAGGCAAACCCCCACACGTCAGCCATCTTCGCCTTCTTCATCGCCTCCGCCCTGTCCGCGTGTTTGCCGCCATCATAAGGCAACGTCTTGCCGTACCACGTCACCTCACGCGTCAGGCTGGCGAGCAACAGGTGCAGATTGGCCACTACCTCCCTATCGCTGGTCAGCTGATAGTTTAGCAATTCCATCATCTGCCCTGCGCTCATTTGGTCGATGAACCACTCCATCCTGTAACGCTTTCCGCCAATGCGAACCACTCTCTTGGCAGGAAGCATCGACAGCGCACCACACTCCTCATCAATGACTGCCGCCCTTGCGTTTAGCTGTTCAATCGTCCACCCTTCCACCGCACTCTGCTCAACGCCATCCACGATGCAGACCGTGTTGACCTTCTTGCGCAGGTTGCCCATATCGGAGTCAATGGCGGTCAGTTCTTGGAACTGCGATACGGTTAGGCGGTTAAGCAATTTCATAGCGGATATTTAGCACCGTTGTGGGTGAAGTGACGAAGCAACACAACCTCGCCATCAAAGGTCAGCACGTTGCGGCGTACATCCCAACGACTGCCCGATGGCATATCAGCACCGTGATTGTGCAGGTGAAAGCTGTGTTTCATATTCTTGACCTTAAAGCCAAGGCTGTGTATCAAATAGCTTATCAGCCATTGCTGTTTAGCGTAGTGGTGAAAGATGCTACTAAACGAAGCCCAGTTCTGAACGTAGTGCTGATAAATCGCTTTGTGCGTCACCACCTTTGCGGCAATGCACCCCGTGTTGAACACGGGCAACTTCCAAACGCGCTCTTGGTTGAATCCATCAATCGCCTTTCCTGTAAAGCCAAGATTTGACGCTTCCTGCAACAACGTCTGCCCCTGAAACTGATTCGGCCCGACCATCACCTCGCCAACCTGCAATCCTTCAAGTGCCTTGCGCTCGTTGTCGTTCATCCCGCGTTGCAAGTACATATCGCCATCCGTGAACACCACCGTGTCAAGGTCGCTGACTTCCAACCCCTCCGCGTGAATCCAGTCGCCGTGTTGCACACATCCGTTGCTATTCCAAGCCTGAATCGCTGAATGCGGAAGGCGGTGAACCTGAACGCCCTCAATTTCAGGCAATACCTCATCGCCAACGTAAATCAGGATGAAGCGGTCAAAGTTGCTGTGCGCTTTGACGCTCGATAAATAAGCGGTCATTTTCGGCATATACGCCGCATTCGCCGCTGTCATTAGTACTACTGCCATTGCTCAATAAGTTGGGTTGCTGTTGTCATTGCCTCGGCGATGGCTACATCCATATCGATGTATTTGTACTTGCCAAGCCTGCCCGCAAAGGTAACGCCTTTCTGCTCCTGCGCCATCCGCTGGTAACTGGCCAAAACCTCCACATCATCCACTAATCGCATCGGGTAGTAAGGCGTATCGTTTGTGCCGCACTCCCTGCTAAACTCCTGCGTTTGAATCACCACATCGGTTTGCGGCGTTGATGTCAGCAAGTTGTGTTCAACAATTCGGGTGTATGGCTTCTGCTTCGTGTAGTTGATGACTGGCGCGCCTTGTGATTCTCCCTGCACCCTTGCAAAGTCAAGCGTGCGGTAACGCAACCGCCCCTCGCTAAATTGGAAGTACGCATCAAGCGCACCTGTCCAAATCGTGTGCTGACCTGTTGCCTGAAAGTTGCTGTTCAGTCGTACCTCGATATTGTCGTGGTCAAGCATCGCTTCAACGACCGCCGTATAGCCATTTTCAGGCATCGCTTGATGTTTGTGGAAGTAGTAGTTATCATCCGCAGAATAACGCACTGGAAGGCGCGAAAATACGCTTGCTGGCAATCGTGATGGGTGAACGCCCCACTGCTTTTCCGTGTAGCCTTCGTAAATCGCTTTGTATAGCTTCTTGCCGACCGTTGCCAGTGCCAACTGCTCGAAGTTTTTCGGGAACGCGGTAAATACACAAGCCTCATCCACCCACCTTCGTGCTTCGTTTGGTGTCATCGCCTTCCCCGCCAGTTGGCACATCGTCAGCAGATTAACAGGCATTGACAGCAGTTGCCCATCCGAATGCGCTAACACCTTGTGGCGATAATTGCTCCACTTGCCGAAGCGGTTTACAAACTGCCAAACCTGTTCGCTATCCGTGTGGAAGATGTGCGCGCCGTAGCGATGCATTAACACGCCCTGTTCTTCATTCGTGTGGCAGTTACCCGCTACGTGGTTGCGCTGTTCGTAGATGGTTATGTTGTGACCTGCCTCCGCTAATAAACGCGCAATGGTCGCGCCTGTTACACCCGCACCTGCGATGGCTACTTGCATTCCCAAAGTTACATAATTACGTACTTCCCGCCTGCACTTTGCGATAGCTTGTTGAGCGCAACGTAGCGCACCGCATCGATAGCGTGATTGTACTTGTCAATCGGCACTCCCAACGATGCACCCGTGCGGTCAGTATCCCAAGTGTAGTTGCGTAGTTCCTTGATGAGGTTCGTGCTTGTCTTGGTCACCTGAATGCTGAACCTGTGCAAGATGTCGATGCTGTTGCGGATGCTGTCCTGACCCTTCTGCGCGGCCTTGATGTTGAAGCCAAGCCTATGCACCTCCTCGATGCTTTTGGGTTCTGCTGAATCCGCGACAATCTCCCACGCCCGATTGATGCCGAACTCGCGCAACTTTGTCGCGATGTCTTGGTTCGTCAGGTTGTTGGTGTACAGCAGTTCGTGAAGGGTTAGCGTATCGCCTGACCGATAGACCGCCACCAGTGCGGTCGGGTCGTTGGTGTACCCCCAGTCAAGGCCAAGCGCGACCAGTTTGGATGTCGTGTAGTTAATCTCATCCACCTGCGTCCAGTTGCTGAATATTACGCCCTGAACACTGCCGACTTGCCCGAGACCGTACACCTTCCACCAGTTAGCCCAGTACGGTGATGTCGCGGCCTTCACCTCCGCCATCTCGATGTCCTTTCTGATGGTGTCAGGAAGTGCTTCGTTGTCGCGGAAGGTCAGCACCAGCAGGTCAGCATCATCCTCGCGTAGCACCTCCGTGTGCGCCCAAAACTCGTGCGTTGGGTTGTAGTCGATGTATATCGCTTCGCTCGTTCTGATTGCCAGCTGATAGTACGATTCAAAGTCGATGTTGTTGGCCTCGTTTATGTACAGCACCTGCCGCCGTGCGCCGCGTAGCCTGCCCTCGCTGTCTGCTGAAAAGAACTCAATCGTGCTTCCATTGGCGAAGTGGTAGGTCAGCAGGGTCTTGTTCCAACGGTCGGGTGCCCATCTTCCAGTCCACTGCATCACCTTGGCGAAGTCCTTGATAGCACCACGCCGCAGGTGCGGCACTGATTCAGATACAACGCTGATTTCGGTCTTGGCTTTGGCCGCTATGTTGATAAGCACGGCAAGGATGGCGATGGTCTTGCCAGCAGATGTTCCGCCCTGAATCACCTTCTTCCGAGCGGCCACCTGCCGAATGCGTTTAATCGCTGTTGTGTATTTGAAATCCACTTGCAGTCAGAACAGGATTCGAACCTGTAATCGGGTTTCTAACTGGTGTCCCGGCCCCAGAGCGTCTACCATTCCGCCACCTGACTGTGTTCTTGATTAGCCTCTTGCTTCTAATATTCCTGATGCTTCGCTTAACTGCTCTGCATTAAAATAGTCAGGAGCATAGATTTTGCCAATTTCAAGAGGTCTTTTGATGTACTCTTGCAGTTCCGCCATTGCCTCCCGATTGGTATCAAAGGCAAAAGACTTGCATCCAACTCTAACCACGCATCCGCGGTCAAAAAAGTTAATCTCAACGGAGTGGGATTTTAAAAATGAAATTTCTTCTCGTGTCATTTGTTTTGGTTTGGTTTAGGTTACAAATATAACTACTTTTCAGCAATTTCACCCTTAATCTTCTCAATGTAAACGACCGCATCCATCAACTCCTCTTGCAAGTGCTGAATCCACTCGGCGAATGTCAGGTCATCGCGCTCCATGGTCGTGCCGTACTTCTCCTTGCCCTTTTCTGCTCTTGTCCTAAGTTGGGCAACAACGGCCTCGGTGATTGCGTCAGTCATTGGTGACGTGGTTGATGCGTGCCTGTGCTATTGTT